TTGCTCGAACAGGTGCAAGAGATGAGGGCGACGTTGTTGTCCGCAAAGACTTCCTTGGAAGCATTGGCATCATCGAATGTAAAGCACCAGGTGCAGGCAACGCCATTGACCTTAGTGGGTGGACGAAAGAAGCACAGATTGAAGCAACGCATTATGCGGAAGCAAGGGGTATCGACCGTGACACCGTCCTCCCAGCGTTACTTATCAAGGCTAGAGGAAAGTCAATAGCAGATTCATATTTAGTATTACGATTAGGAGATGTATTCGGTGAATGATTTACCCAGCATCAAGGCTGTACTAGAACACTATGGTGCTAGTATGCGTCGCGACCATGGGCAAGTCAATCTTAAGTGTCCGTTTCATGGTGACTCACATCAAAGTGGAACGGCAAACTTAGACGAGAACTTATTCGTATGCTTTGCCTGCGGTGTACAAGGAAACAGTTTACAAATCATAGCACAACAAGAAGGATGTGACATACGTGGGGCAGCAAAATTCGCAGAAGGAACTCTTGGGCATAGCGTCCAAAAAGTACCAGGAAAGCATCTATCAGGCAGAGGTCTACCTTCGAAGCAGAGGTATAACTCTGGAGGTAGCGCGGTTGGCACGATTAGGCGTAGTCGCGGAGCCTGAACCAGGACACGAACAATATACTGGCAGGCTTAGTATACCTTATGTAACTAAGTCAGGCATTGTAGACATACGCTTTCGCTCACTCAACCCTGCCGTTGAACCTAAGTACATGGGTATGGTAGGAGCTGATACTAAGATGTACAATGTGTTAGACATTGAACGAGCAGGTGATTGGATTGGAGTATGCGAAGGTGAACTCGATACACTTACTATGTCTCGTTGTGTTGGCATACCTTGTGTTGGAGTACCAGGTGCAAACAGTTGGAAGAAACACTACACACGATTGCTTGCTGACTTCGAACGAATCTTTGTATTCGCAGATGGTGATGGGCCAGGCAGGGAGTTCGCAAACAGTTTGGCTCGAGAGTTGCCAGTCACCATTGTTGGATTCGGCGACGGAGAAGATGTTAATTCGGCATATACCAAATACGGAGCATCATTTATTAAAGAGAAGATGGGATTAACAAATGAAGAATAAGATTAATCCTTGTCCAGAATGTGGACAGCACTTTGATAATGTGTTCGAAGCAACAGACCATCTACTTGAAGATGATGAAGAGTTCGACCCAGCATTGGTATTGCCTAACGGCTATCGCCTTATGATTGGTTCGTTGTTACGTTGTATGTACCGCTACGCAGAGCAACCTGAACAGATACGAACGATAACACAGGACACGTACATGACCCTGTTCTCCGCAGAGACAGACCCAGGTACAGTACTTGAAGTTATTGAAGATATGATTGTTGGCTCTAGCATGGTAGGAATTGATGATGAACTTAAACAGCTACTCGAAGATGGAGAGTGAAGAGATATGGCAGATTATCCAATACGTATCAGGACTGGGATTGAAGATACAGTCGTATCACAAGGAAAACACTCAGCTAAAAATAACTTTAACAATACCGCTATTGCACGCGAAGTCCACCTAGAGGTGCACCTTAGCAACACAATCAATGAGTTGTCTGAGTTGTTGCTGAGCAAGCATAAGGACTATGGTCCTAAGAATATTTCCCAAGCACCAGGTGGTGCAATCAATGGTCTGCGTGTACGTATGCATGATAAGTTAGCACGAATCAATAACCTGATTGACAGTGGTGCAAACCCTGAGCACGAATCCTTAGAAGATTCCTTCAAGGACATGGCTAACTATGCAATCATTGGGTTGCTGGTTTTACGAAAGCAATGGGACAATGACTAACAAATCTTCATTCGATTTAGACTTTGGATACGGACGCAAGGGCGAGCAGTTAGTAGATGAGTTGCTTACTGGTGGACGTACTGTCGAAGTAAAGCGTGACCGCAAGTGGGCTAAGACTAACAACCTATACATTGAGACTGAGTGCTTCTTCAAGAAGATTGAGGACTGGGCACCATCAGGGTTAGGTGTGACAGAAGCAGCATACTGGGCGTTCGTGCTTGAAGAGAGCACACTCATTGTCCCAACAGATGCGTTGCGTTATGCAGTTAAAGAATTTGGTAGAGAGATTACGTGTAACATCCCACCTAATTTGTCTAAGGGATTCTTAATTACAGTAGATGATTTAATGTCAGCGACACGACTATACAAGAGAGCAAAGGCAGATGAACTGGCAACAAATTGAGCCTTGGGAATATGTAATTACGGCAGTAGCCTCTGAATATCATCGTAAGTTTGACATGGTTGAACTCGAAGATATCAAGCAGAGTTTATATGAGTGGTTTGCTAAGCACCCTAACAAGGTGGCTGAGTGGGAGAAGATAGGTAACAAGGATGCAAAGAACCTTATCTATCGTAGCCTTCGCAACCATGCATTAGATTATTGTCAGAGATGGAAGGCTAAGAGTGTCGGATATGACGTGTCGGATATCTATTACTATGAGGCAGATGTTGTAGAAGCACTGCTCCCTGCTGTGTTGCGTAGTGAGTATGGTGTTACTCATAAGTTAAACTTGGGTAGACCAGGGCGACCAAGCGCCCCTTCTGAGGGTGGAAACTTATCTGTCATGATGATGGAGATAGACTCCGCATACTGGAAGTTGAGTAAGGAGGATAGAAAGATACTCTTCTTCCGATATGCAGAGTCTATGGACTACAAAGAGATAAGCAATTACTTATCACTAGGTAGTGATGACGCAGCACGCATGAGAGGTAACAGAGCTGTCAAGCGACTGGTCAATAAACTTGGTGGCTTCAAACCATTCTATGATAACGACATCATGGAGCCCACGGAAACAGAGCCATCAGAAGACTCATCATACCAAGAATTAGGTACACCGCAAGAGTCAGAACAGTAAAGAATGTTACCACTATGATTGCGAAGGCACGGAATGTACTAGTACTGCGCTTTCTACTCTGCATCAGGGTCAAACTCCCTGTCGAAGTCAACCTCTGAGTCTATCATCTCTTGTATCATACCTTCCAAGTCCAACTCTGCTGGGTCAACATGTAACGCTTCCCCATTTACATTGTAGAACTCTTCAATCTCTTTCATGCTAGCAAACTGTAGCTCATCAGACTGTAAGTCACAGGCTGAACAACCACCAGCTTCGCATACTTCACATACCATTTGCTATCCTCCTGTTGAATAGAATCCACTGCCATTAAACTTGACAGGTGGTGCACTGTACACCCTTACCATTGGCTCATTACAACTGTCGCAGTAAGGTATGATTTCCTGTTCGGTCATACCCCTACTGATTGTGATAGTGCTTGAGTCAACCTCACACTTGTATTCATAGCTAGCCATTTGCTTCTTCCTCTCCAGCCCATGGGTCTCTGTACCTGTACTGTCTTTCCATGTCACGATTGATTGCATCTAGCAGAGCACTAGGTATTCTTAGAGTTGGTGGCTCTATCATTAATGTTCGATACTCTTCATCGCGCTCGCGCTTCTTAACTATATGATGTAGAAACTCAGTCATCTTCTATCTCCGTTCCTTCTGGTGTTGGTGCTGTTGCTAGTGTACCACACTCAGCGCATTCCATGTCAAGGAAGTACATACCAATCTCTCCGTCATCATCAAAGATAGTCTTGAGATTCCAAATCTCACAACCACATGGGCACACTAGTGTAGGCTCACCGCGTATGTCCATAGCCTGTGTATAATCAGGCTTCATTTCCGTTACATGCTTAGCCATAATCTATCCTCTCTATAAATCATCATAGCAAATACCACATACCCACCATGAAAGCAGTTCCAATAACTCACTCTCGGGTGTTGGTTCTTCACACCGAGTGCAGTTAATTGTTTCTTCCTCCATTAGTAGTTACCATTCCTTTTCCAATGAGTCCATGCATCGCATGGTGTGCCGTATCTGTAGAAAATGTAATCAAGCCCACGCTCTATCTGTCGTGGTGCTGGTGTGTCAGGGTCAAGCCCCAACAGTTGTGGAATCCCACCCGCATGCTTCCCCATTACACGGATAGGATTAAAGGCATCAGGATTCCAAGCGGATTCCTTACCCCACAATCTGTTGAGACATGACACCTGATTATCTTTCCACTCGTTGAGTTTATCTCTAGCGTATGCCTTGCTATCTGCCTTACTCCAAATGACTTGCACGCCTTTGTCTGTTGTGTCCGTGGCTGTCTTTGAGTTGTCGGTTAATAGCAGAGCTACTACTACGAGCAGTAAGAATGTTAGTGATTTCATTTGGTAGTTGCCCTTACTCTGTGTGCGAAGTTAATCATAGACCTGCGATTGTTCCATGTTAATGGGACAGATGCAAGTAGGACACGCTCACCAGGTAGAGTGCCTCCCCAAATACCATTGTCTAAGTTCTCTCGTTTCATACCCTCAGTAAAGCATTCAGCCTTGGCTGGGCATGCGTTACAGATAGATAGCGCGGTCTTTACGTTAGCGATACGTTGCTTGTACTCTGGACTATTTTCATTGACGCGATTGTTCTCAGCGTCGCTGTCGATAGACTCGCTGAACCATAGGTCAGGGTTCTCATGACCTGTGCATAGACCTTGCATACTCTATCTCCTATCTCTCTAGTGCTATCTCTGTCATCTCGTCGAATTCTTCGTCGAGTTCTTCTTCATCATCATGCCCTAATGCTATGTCGTCGTCAAGTGGTGGCTCGTAACTCATGTTCTCCCCTTAGTGTAGTACTGGTCGGTAGATAGGTATGACAGTAGCATTGACCAGCTTGCTACCGAACGTTGTTGCTTCTTGGATACTAGCGAACACTCCGTATAGTA